ACAAGGAAAATCTTATTTAGAGTTTTATAAAGAATTATACGACTTTATTATTGATAAAGATTCTAATTTAAAATCTTGGCTTAAACAAATGAAAAAAGGATTACAAGATTGGAAAAAATCAGGATATATGGAAACTAAAATAGACGGTATCTTTGTAGAGGGTTGGAAATTTTTCCATTCTGTTATGCCAATGATACAATCTAATAATTTGGAATCTTATTACATAAATCTTGTAAAAGAATTTTCTGAACAATTTACAACACAAGATATTTTAAATGATTATGTAAAAATATCAAATTTACAAATTAAACAATTTGGATCATATATCTATGATCCTGTCCATGTTGAAGTCAAAAGCAACCTTTTTCCCGCAAATTTAATTATTTCTGATAGATACGGAGACTACTTGGACAAAAAAGAGGAACATTTAGATATGTTGTTTTTTGGAAGACGAAGAGGCTGGCATCTTAATAAAATAAGTCTTGACAAATAAATAAAGTTCTGTTAGACTAAATTTTTGTAAGGAGTATTATGGAGATTTATTTTATATTTGGTATCTTTATTATGGCCAACTCATACTTTATGTATAAAACAGGCCAAAGGGAAGGCAGATTTGAAGGAATGTTGTCTCTCACTCAGTTTTTCCGCACCAAGGGAGTATTGAAAGATAAAAGTAAAATAGTAGGATTTAAAAATTGGCCTATGGCAATACAAATGCTGTATACTGATCCTAGAGAAGAACTATTTGAGGACTAAACACATACATGGCAAGAAGAAAAGCAAAGACCAGAAGTATATACGTTACTAAAGAACCAGAATGGAAAAACTTAATGATGCTTACAGATTCTGCAGAGCAGGAAAAGGCATTTAGAGGTTGTGAATATTTTGTAAGAACAGAAATACCACGTAAAAAAATAATAGAAGCCTGTAAAAAATGGATAAGAGATGCATCAGGCTGGGACAAAGAAGATATCAAAACAATCTTAGCAAATCCTGATTGGTCTTTTAGTGCGGCAGGATTGTCCTGCTATGTTTGGTCAAGGCTTGGGTATATGCCAGAAAGTATAGAAATTCATTATCACGAAAGAAGAAAAGAAGAATGGATAGCACGTGGTAAAAAAGAACTAGCAGAAAAGAAAGAAAAGGTCAAAGAAAATCCTAAAAAAGTTATAAGCATACAAGAAAGAATGAAACAGCAAGTAAATGATCTTTGTGCTGAATGGGAACACCAATTAGATCTTCTAGTAGAAGGTAATTACAATTTAAAAGATTTTGATCCATATAAAAATATGCTAGTTTATCAACCTGAAATAAAAGCCGCTCATGCAAAAATTATAAAAGATGATTTTGAGCCAGCATACCAAGAAGCATTAGAAGTAAAAGAATGGATTGACCCTGATATAAAAGAAGGGTATGCCCATCTAACAGCAACACAACGTAAGCAATATTTAGAGTTTTATGAAAAGATCAATACTGCTTGTGATACAATTATAGAAACTAAAAAGACAACTAGAAAGGCTCGTAAGCCTAGGGCTAAAAGTAAAGAAAGTATTATTAAAAAATTAAAATTCCAAATTAATGATAGTGAATTAGGTATAGCAAGTATTCATCCTACAGAGATTGTTCATGCTAATGAGTTATGGGTTTATAATACTAAAACAAGAAAGTTAGGCGTATACCATGCTAAAAATAAAGATCCAAAGGGTATGGGCAGAGACGGCTTGATGGTAAAAGGAACAACTATACAGGATTTCTGCGAAGACTCTAGTGTACAAAAGACTCTTAGAAAACCAAAAGAACAAATTAACAATTGGACTGGTAAAGCAAAAACAAAGTTTGCTAAAGCGTTTGACGAATTGACTACTAGTAGTATAAAGATGAACGGTAGAATGAACGATAACACAATCATACTACAGGCGTTTTAATTGAAAATTAGATAAATAGTACTATGCCAGTAGATCAAATAGGATATAATAACAGGGAAGAACTTGTAAGCGAGTTACAATTACGTCTGGCAGACGGTATTGTGGACGTTGAACTAGATAGAGCACATTATGATGTGGCTATAGACAAGTCACTTGCTTTGTATAGACAACTAAGTTCAGGTGCTGTAGAAGAAAGTGCCCTGTTTTTAACAACACAAGAAGGTGTAACGGAGTACACATTGCCAGATGAGGTAATGGAAGTACGTAGATTATACAGAAAAGGTGTTGGGACTAACAGTGGTGGCGGTACAAATTTTGATCCTTTTGATGTGGCATTCAATAATATGTACTTGTTACAAGCAGGCCAAATGGGTGGACTAGCAGTCTTTGATGCCTTTAGTCAATATAAAGAAGTTTTAGGTAGAGTATTTGGTAGTGAATATAATTTCTTATGGAATAGGAATACCAAACAACTTAAAATTTTAAGAAATGTGAGACACGAAGAAGAAATTGCTGTAGGCATTTATAATTTCATACCAGAAAGTATTTTGTTAAAAGACATATATGCCGCGAATTGGTTGGCCTCTTATGCATTAGCACAGTCTAAAATGATGTTAGGTGAAGCAAGAAGTAAATATGCTAGTGGACTTCCTGGAGCAGGTGGAGCCATACAGTTAAATGGCGATGCATTGAAACAAGAAGCAATATCAGAAATGGAAAAGGCAAGAGAAAGTATTTTCCAGAAAGAAGAAGGCAATGCCCCTCTAGGATTTGTGATAGGATAAAATGTTAATAGGAGTAACCGGTTTTATAGGCAGTGGCAAGGATACAGTTGCCAATATGTTTGTAGAACGTGGATGTGCTCATGATAGTTTTGCCTCCCCTTTAAAAGACGTATGTTCAAGTATTTTTGGTTGGGATAGATCTATGCTTGAAGGAGATACTGTAGAAAGTAGAGAGTATAGAGAAACACCTGATATGTTTTGGACTAAAAAATTAGGTGTGCCAAACTTTACACCTAGATTAGCATTACAACTTATGGGCACAGAAGTACTTAGAAATACTTTCGATCAAGATATTTGGCTTAACAGTTTAGAATATCGTATTAGAAAACAAACAAAAAACGTATCTTGTACTGTTATAAGTGATGCCCGTTTTAGAAACGAATTAGATTTAATTAAAAACATGGGCGGAGTTATAATTTGGGTTCAACGTGGAGAACTTCCTGAATGGTTTGAAACAGCAAAAACGGCACACGAAAATGTTGTAAGTAGAAAAATAATGACAACCAAATATAGAGACGTACACGAAAGTGAATGGAACTGGGCAGGTTACCCTGTTGATTACATTATAGATAATAACGGTACACTCGAAGATCTAGCCAAACAAGTAGAAGCCATCAGAGATTGGAAAACTGGTGAATTTAAACAAACACTAAAATTAGTATAATACCACATAATACCACCGAAATTTCGTAAATACGCCAAAATATTGTATTCTGATAAATACATGTAAGAAATATTTCTTAAGGAGAACAATATGGCAACTTTAGTAAGTCCTGGTGTAAGTGTAACGACTACAGACGAAAGTTTTTACGCCCCCGCCGGTGCCGGTTCAGTCCCTTTGATTGTTATTGCAACAGCACAGGACAAAACAGCACCTGACGGTAGTGGTACAGCCGCTTTCACAACATCAGCAAACGCAAATAAACTTAAATTGATTACAAGTCAAAGAGAGTTATTACAGAACTATGGTAACCCAACATTCAAATCAAGTGGTTCTACGCCTTTACATGGTGATGAGCAAAATGAATATGGTTTACTTTCAGCCTATAGTTTCTTGGGCATAGCCAATAGAGCATACGTTTTAAGAGCAAATGTAGATTTAGGTGATTTATCATCAAGTGCAACAGCACCTACAAATAATCCTGCTAACGGTTCTTATTGGTTAGATACATCCGCAACTAGTTGGGGTGTGTATGAATATGTTTCAAGTGCATGGGTAAAACAAACAGTTAAGCAAACATCAGCATCTGATATAGATACAGATGGTGTAACACCTAAAACAAGTTTTGGACAAGACGGTGAATATTGTGTTGTTTATTTAACAACTTCAGGTGGAACACAACCTAAAATTAGTTTCTTCCAGAAACTAAGTGGTACATGGCATAACATTGGTTCTTCAGCATGGTCAAGTGCTGTTAGTGGATCAGCAGGTAACTTCCAATTTGCAAGTCATTTAGCAATACCAAGTACAAAATCAGGTGGTGGAGCCTTAACAGCAGGTGATGTACATATCAGAACAACATCAGCAAACAACGGTTCAAGTCTTGTAGTAAAATTGTATAGTTCAACAACTGGACAATTTACAACAGAATCAATAGTTATAGACTCTAAATCAGATTCAGTATACACAAATACTTATAAAAATCCAGTAGTTGGTGATCTATGGGCAAATACTGAAGGAGAAAACGGTATAGCAAACATTACTTTACAAAGACATAATGGTGGATCTACTGTTTCAGTAGCAAGTTCATCAGCATTGTCTACAACAGATGTTTCAGGACATGGTTCAAATGTTTCATTTAATTTAACAATAAATGAAGGCACAACTATTCCTGTTACTTTTTCAACAGGTGGTGCAACAGCAACAGTTGATAATTTGGTAACTGATATCCAATCAGCATTATCAAGTGCTAATGCAGTCACAACTTTTGCTAATACTATTTCTGTATCAAATGTAGGTGATAAAATTACATTCGTAACAAGTACAGGTAAAGATATTAAGTTAGCAGATGGTAATGTTTCAGGTTTTGGAACATCAAATCTTAACATTACTGCTGGTACATACAGTAACTTTAAAAATCTAAGTTTCACCGCAAGTGCAACAACACTAACAGGTGCGGCTACAGAGGGCGATCTTTGGTATGATAATAATGTTTCTAATACAAACATAGATATCTTATATCAAAATGCTGGTACATGGGCAACTTATTCTAATGATGTACAATTTGCCGCAAGTGCACCAACTAAACAAGCAGATGGTACAAGTTCTTTATCAACTGGTGATTTATGGATCGACAGTAGTGATTTAGAAAACTTCCCTAAAATTTATAAATGGAGTGCCGCAGGTGCTTGGGTATTAGTAGATAATACAGATCAAGTAACTAGCGATGGTATTTTATTTGCAGACTTTAGAGCAAGTAGTGCCGGAAGTTTAATATCAACTGCAAACGGATTGCCTAATCCTGCACTATACCCAAGTGGTATGTTAGCATGGAACAAGATGGCTTCTGTTGGTAATGTTAAAAAATATGATGCAACAAACGGATTATGGAAAGATCATAGTGGAAACAAAAACGATGGTTCACCTTACATGATGCGTAAAGCTCAAAGACAAGTAGTTGTTACTGCACTTCAAAGTGCCATTACAGCAAGTTCAGAAATCAGAAATGAAACAAATAGATTTAATCTAATTGCATGTCCTGGTTATGCGGAACTTTTGGATGAGATGATTACTTTAAGTACAGATAGAAAAAATACTGCATTTGTTATTGGTGATGCACCATTAAGATTAGCGGCTGATTCTACAAGTACGGCGGCTTGGGCAAACAATACAGCAGTTGCAGATGTAAATGGCGAAGACGGACTTGTTAGTTCATCACCATATGCGGCTGTATACTACCCACATGGTTTAGCGACAAACTTAGACGGCACAAATGTTATGGTTCCAGCAAGTTATATGGCTTTAAGAACTATTGCATTTAACGACCAAGTGGCTTTCCCATGGTTTGCACCAGCAGGATTCCAAAGAGGATTAGTAAACAACGTTTCAAGTGTTGGATATTTAGGTTCAGCAACAAGTGAATTTGAAGCGGTTGCATTAAGTGAAGGACAAAGAGACAGTCTTTACAGTAACAAAGTTAATCCAATTGGGAACTTCCCAGGAAGAGGTATCGCTATATTTGGGCAGAAGACTTTGAATCCTACTGCAAGTGCATTAGACAGAGTGAATGTTGCACGTTTAGTGGTTTATATTAGAGAAAGACTTGATGATATCGTTAAGCCATTCTTGTTTGAACCAAATGACGAAGTAACAAGAGCAAATGCCAAAACTGTAATAGACAGATTCTTAGGACAATTAGTTGCACAAAGAGGTTTATTTGACTTTATCACAGTTTGTGATACTACAAATAACACAGCGGCTAGAATAGATAATAATCAATTGTATATAGATGTAGCAATACAACCTGTTAAAGCAGTTGAATTTATTTATATTCCAATTAGAATCCAAAATACATTGGGCTCAACAGCATAAGTTTAACAACTTAAACATTTAAAGGGCAGTTTATACTGCCCTTTTTTGTGTTAGAATTAAAACTAGAGTTAATAAAATTGACCCAAAGATGATAAATATTCGTATAATTAGTTCATAAAGAACAAATGGAGTAAAAAATGGCAACATCATCAGCAACAACAGAAACCAAAAGTAAGTTTGGTGTACCTACAGGAACTGGTACTTCTGGCATCTTAATGCCTAAATTAAAGTATAGATTCCGTGTAAGTTTTCTAAACAACTTTGGTGGTTCAACTAATACTGTTTCACTAACACAGAATGTTCAAAGTGTTGTAAGACCTAAAATAAATTATGAGGAAGTAGTTATTGATAGTTACAACTCAAGAACTTATTTACAAGGTAAACATACTTGGGACCCAATTAGTGTAACAATTAGGGATGATATACAGAATAAGGTTGCTAAGTTGGTAGGTGCACAGGTACAAAGACAACTTAACCATTTCCAACAAACAACACCAGCCGCAGGTTCCGACTATAAATTTGATATGCAAATTGAAGTATTAGACGGTGTTAATGCAGGTGCTAGTGAAGTTTGGTTCTTAGAAGGGTGTTTCTTAACACAATCAGATTACAGTGAAGCAGACTATAGTTCTAACGAACAACAGACTGTTACTATGATGATACGTTATGATAACGCAACACACTTCCAAGGCGATAATGATGTTAATGGAAGAGTTGAAGCGGGTAATCCGTTCCCTGATGATAACACACTAGCAGATAATAGCGGCGTTATAGTATAATAACGGAGTACTCTAGTGAAATATACACGTTTTACTGGTAAAAATACAGTAAACAATTTTTATGCTAGAGACTTTAGGAATAACTACAGATTTAGACCTGAAGTTAATCCTCCTAGACAGCAGTTCCAAGGATATGTTAATTTCATATTCAACAGGAATGTGTTACAGTTATTAGGAAATGAGAATCTAACATTTAAAACAAGTATGAGCAGTTTGGTAAGAACTGCTCAACTTCCTTCGGTAGAATTTAATATAGAAGAAAAAAACAATTTCAATAAGAAAAGAAATATTACTACTGGTGTTTCTTATAATCCTGTAGATATTACTGTTTTTGATACAGTAAATAATGAATGGTTAACCGTGTTAATGAAATATTTTGCATATCTACACATGGACCCTAGAAATAAAAATACGTTTGGTAATAGAGATATCAGTTTCTATACGCCTATGACAGAAGAACTTACACCAGGCTTTGGTGCTAAAGGAAACTTTAACAGTAACGAAGCAGGTATAAATTTACAAATTGATCAAAACTTTTTTGAACGTGTAGATTATATTTTGTATGCCGGCGGTAAAGGTGTTCAGTATAGTATAATGAAACCCATGATTAAATCATTTGCTCCAAAAAATATAGATTATGCTTCCAGTGACTTTATGGAATTCCAACTTCAATTGGTATATGAAAACTTTACTACATTCGATATTGTAAATTTTGATTTAGCAACTGTGGATTTAGATAGATTTGAAGATATAGGCGACTTTACTTTACCAGGCGAAGAAAATCTCAAACCTATATCACTTGAAACTGAAACAGACTTTGCGTTTCTTGGTAATAAATCAGGCAACAGTTTACCGGGTGTTGGTACAAGACCTAGATCTGCACAACCTCTACAAAGTCCAAGTGATCCTATAGGTGATTGGTTAGAAGATAATTTAGGTGATACTGTGGGCGGATTTTTAGGTGATGCTTTAGAAAGTGCTGTTGGAGTCAAACCAACATATGGTGATTGGAAACAAAAAGTAGAAAATGATCTCATTGATAGTGTAGTTAGTGGAATAGCAAATGCAGTAACTAGACCCTCAAAAGATAATGGAGACAGTTAATGAGTACATCTTTATACGAAACATTTGGCAGTGAAATAAATTACAAATTCACAGCAGGAAAATTAGAAGCATATCTAGAGAACGCCAGTGTTAAATTTCCTCTTCCGGAGGCAAGTTCTGAAATTCTTGCAGATTTGGCTAAAGTAAAGGAAGTTGCTATAGATCCTCAAAAATTAGATGTTATAAAAACAAAATTAGTTGCTATAGGTTTTGGTAAATCCAATGCTAATGCAATGGCAAAAGTTCTCATACAAATATCAAATGTACAAAATGTAGATCCAACTAGTTATTTTGATATGAATGCAGATGTTTTAAAATTAAGTGTAGATGCATTTGAAGCCATGAATGCTGTACGTCCAGCAGGTAATAAAGTTGACCTAAAAACTACAATAGATAATTCAAGAAGTAAAGTTGCTAAATTAATCAAGGCCTAATATGGGCAAATTCGCTACAGGAAAATATGAAGTAGTCAACAAACAAAAATTTGTTGGTAATAGAAATCCTACCTATAGAAGTAGTTGGGAATTAGCATTTATGCGTATGTGTGATAATCATCCTAATATTACAAAATGGGCTAGTGAAAATGTAAAGATTCCATATAGACATCCGGTATCAGGAAACTATACAAATTATGTGCCTGATTTTATGATACAATATGTAGATAAAAATGAAAATCCACATGTAGAATTAATAGAGATTAAACCTCGTAATCAGACCACAATGGAAAGTGCTAGATCACAGGGACAAAAACTTCAAACAGTAATAAATGCGGCTAAGTGGACAGCGGCACAAGAGTGGTGCAAACGTAAAGGCATACGATTTAAAGTAATCAACGAAGATCAAATATTTTCTAATAAGAAACCTCGTAAGGCGAAAAAAAGAATTTCTAAGCCTAGAATCAAATAAATAGAAGTATGACTAAGAAACTAGAAGAAGAATTTAATCTGCCTCCTATTGAAGAAGTTACTCAACAGGAAACATTACCTACTGTAGAAGAAACTCAGGAAACCATAGAAGAAGTTAAAGGTGCCTTAAGTGTAAGTGAAAAGATAAATTTAGCATTTAAAGAAATAAAAGGTCTAGAAGATCACGAAGTTGAAATGAACGATATAGCCAAAAAGGCCATAGACAGTTACGAGCAACTTATGAATTTAGGAATGAATGTCAGTGATATGGCGGCCGGCAAAGTATTTGCAGAAGCAAGTAATATGTTAAAAATAGCCTTAGATGCCAGTGATGCTAAAACAAAAGCAAAGTTACAGCAGATAGATTTAATGCTGAAAAAGGCAAGAATAGATAAGTTTGATAATAAAGGCAACGAAGCAGAGTCAGTTCAAGCAACAGTATTTGATAGAAACGAACTATTAAAAATTATTAATACTAAAGATTCATCCCCAGAGTAATTTAGTCCAGCAACATTTTTTCAAATTAAGCATAATAATTTTTGATGGGTATTTTTAAACTAAAATGATAAATAAGTATACTAACTGGAGTTATAATATGGAATTAAAGAATTATATAGCAGAATCATTTAAAAAAGAATATGCTTATAGAGTTAAACTTGCACACGACTGTGGTGCAGATCAAATGGATATGTTAGAAAAATGTTTAGCAAAATATAATTTTGTCAGTGCATCTCCATTTCAAAGAGCTCCAATTCAAGAAAATCCAGTGGAATTCCAAAGAGCAAAAAATGCCAATTTTACATCAGAAGTGTGTAGCACAGATGTAGTTTTAAAATACCCAGTTAACGAAAGAATTTTAGAAGTTTGGTTAGCAGTAAATTTAGGTATAGATCACGAAAGAGTTCTATGTTATGGTGTTAAAGAACCAAGACGTGTAGAAGCAGATATTCAAGCAGAAAGACTTGCTAATGATCAAGACAGACAAGTAAGTGAAGAAGATGCTTTACTAAATGATGAAAGTATGGAACACTACGAAGCTCAACAAGATGGAATAGATGCAAAAGATTTTGGATTTGGTGAAGAATTTAACGAAGCATTTTTAAAAGAACTAGAAAAAATTAAAGCAGAAAAAGGTGCAGATTATTTCCGCAACTATCCTAGTAAAGACGAATTAATGGGTGATAATTTAAGACCTATGTATGATGCAATTACAGGAATGCCTAATATGGGTAGAGGTGCAGAACAGGCCAAACAAGTAGATAATATTGCACAACACGGTTCAAGAAGTAGATAATGAAAATAAATCATATTTTAAAAGAATACGAGTACGATCCAGCAGAGGACAGTAAGGCTGTCGATCAATACAACATGTTAAAAAGACAGGTTGGTGAGATGTATGCTGAAGCATTTTGGAGAATGTGGCGAAAAACTGCTAACGTAAATGCGGCTCTACGAATGACTCAAGAAGAATATGATAGAATGGTAAGATATGAATCTGTAGAAGAAGATAATTCTGTAGTTAAAGAAGCAATGAGTGATGCATACGGTATTGTAAGTGCAGAACCTGAAGTAGAAGGTTCAGTAGAGTTTAAACAGCATAAAAATACAGATAAAGGCTCAGTAAGTATTGAAGCGGCAGGTGATACAATGCAAGATTTAGCAGATGTACTTAAACTTGCAGGACTAACTTTACCAAAAGATATGTATAATGATCAAAAAGCATCAGCACATGATGAAGAGCCAGAACAGGAAGATGTTTTACTGTCCCCTGATCATAAAGAAAAACATGCTGATCCTTATGACAAAGATGATGATGATAAATGCGATGTATGTAATGCATGTATCGACGATTGTGAATGTAGCGATCATGATCATCCGCAAGATAAAGAAGTTACTGTGATATCCCCACAAGATGCAAAATATTCAACAGATAAAGAAGTTTTAATTAATTATATAAAAGATAAACTTAAAAAAAGCATTTCTTAACTTCAATACCACATAAATACTATTATGGCAAGAGGAACAGCAGATACCAGTCTGGTCAAACAAGGCTATAGTAAAACCGCATATACACCAGATTCTCTACAAGATTTTAAGAATTGTGCAGATCCTGTGAATGGTCCTCTGTATTTTATGACTAATCATGTAAAAATACAGCATCCTACAAAAGGCGGTATAGATTTTGATCCTTTTGCATATCAGTTAGATCTAATAGAAAACTACAATAATTACAGATACAGTATTAATATGCTGGGCAGACAGATGGGTAAAACCACTGTGGCGGCAGGATACTTATTGTGGTATGCCATGTTTAAACCAGACAGCACAATATTAGTTGCGGCTCATAAGGCGGCTGGTGCTTTTGAAATTATGCAACGTATTAGATATGCATACGAAAGTGTTCCTGATCATATTAGAGCAGGTGTAACAGAATACAATAAAGGTTCTATGACATTTGATAATGGAAGTAGAATAGTTAGTGCAACTACCACTGAAAATACTGGTAGGGGTATGTCATTAACCTTAGTTTACTTAGACGAGTTTGCCTTTGTACCACCACGTATTGCGGCTGAGTTTTGGACTGCATTGTCTCCAACACTAGCAACAGGTGGTAAATGTATAATTACAAGTACACCAAACTCAGATGAAGACACATTTGCTAGTATATGGAATTCTGCAAATAAAATGTTTGATGAACATGGTAATGAGCAAGATGTAGGTGTAAATGGATTTAAACCTTTATTAGCAAAATGGGACGAACATCCTGATAGAGATGCCAACTGGGCAATAGAAGAAAGAGGTAGAATAGGTACAGAACGTTTTAAACGTGAACACGAATGTGAATTTGTTATCTATGATGAAACACTCATCAATCAATTAAAACTATTAGAACTTACAGGTAAAGATCCAATTATGAAAATGGGTCATGTACGTTGGTTCAAGTATCCTAGTCCAGAACACATCTATGTGGTAACACTAGATCCAAGTACAGGAACAGGCGGCGATAATGCCGCTATACAGATTGTGGAACTTCCCTCTATGATACAGGTAGGCGAATGGTGCCATAACAAAACGCCTATAGAAGGGCAGATAAAGGTCATGTTAGAAGTAATGCATTTTATAAAGGAACAAGGTGCTCATACTATATATTGGACAGTTGAAAACAATGCAATTGGAGAGGCCGCACTTGTGGTAATCAGAGACACTGGAGAAGATGCTTTTCCTGGTGACTTTCTACACGAACCTAAAAGAATACAAGGTAAAACAGGTAGACGTGGCTTCCACACAACACATAAAGTTAAAGTGGAATCATGTATAAACATGAAAAGACTTATAGAAAACGATAAACTTATTATTAATAGTAAGGCTTGTTTATCAGAATTTAAAAATTTTGTTGCAAAGGGTAATAGTTTTGCGGCCAGACCAGGTGACTCAGATGACTTGGTAATGAGTATGATGATTGCTGTTAGAGTAATAGATTATGTAAGTACGTTTGAAGACGAAGTATATGATGCAGTCAATAACAGTTTGGGTGTAGATTCGCTTTATTCTACTGGTGGCGATGATGACTATGATGATCCTATGCCAATTGGCATAATCTGATAAATACTTGTATGGCAACAAATTATAAAGATATTTCAGAAAAAATATTTAATTTATTAAAAGGACATGGATTGAATATAAGGTCTTTTAATAAAGAAGGTAAAATTGTAATTGACCCACAAGAGGGTACAAGATTTGTCTGTGATGAACCTAATGTTTTAGTTAGAGTAGATGACATGGAAAAAGAAATATCAATGCAAACCAGTGAAGATTTTGCAAATCATAATTTAAGAAATCTATTAAAAGAATTAGCACAAGATAGTTTATTGTCTTTTGACTTTAGAGTATTTGACAAACAGTTAAAACCTAAAGGAGAAGAAATAGACGTTGCTCGTAGACAAGAGATTGATATGAATGAAGAATTAAATATATTAAGACGCCTATCAGGCTTAGAAGAAAATACTAAAGATAAATGTACAGCATGTGACAAAGATATGTCAGATTGCAAATGTGAACTTTGTAAAGACTGTGATGCAAAAGGTTGTGAGCATTGTGATGATGGTAAAATTGTAACTGAAGAACAAAATCTAAATGAAAATCCTATTTACGCCGGCGTAAGACTTTTAGGACAAATTTTAAAACAAGGTGCAAAAAGACCTATAACAACAACTATTGCCGCTGACGCAATCGATGGTGAATTAGATACCACACAAGGTGCAATAAGTTGGTTAGGTAAAGCAGTTGGAAATGCTTTTACTCCAGAAACAATTAAAAAAGCAGGCCCTATTATAGCAAAATATGGTATACCAGCGGCAGGTGTAGCCGCCGCTATATATGGTGGTAAAATACTAGCAGATTATGTTGCAGGTAAAAGAGATCAAGGTTTATCGGGATCGCAAAACAATCAAACTGTAAATGCTAGTGTAGATTTAGAAGAAAAGAAAATAGTATCTTTCCAAACGAGTGTTGGCATGATGCCTGGCTATAGTGATCACACTCCGTTAAGTTTCCAAGATTATTATGATTGGGAAATGAAAACTTCAAGAGACAAACCAAAATCAAACATTGCAAGTCAAAGACATGAAATATATGTAAGTGATTTTAAAAGGTATGTATCTGAAGAATTAGGCAAAGACGGTAAAGCACCAGCAGTACCTTACAGCAAATCTACTGAAAAAGATTTGGCAGACAGAATGCTAAAAAGCAAAGGCCCTTCACAACAAAAAGATATAGAAAAAATATCTAAGGATGAAACACCTTATGACAAATACATGAGACATATGAAGGCAATTAAAAAACAACAGAATAAAGAAAGTGTTACTGAAGCAAGTTTAGGTAAAATGACTGGTAGCAGAAAGTCCAGTTATCAACCACTAGCAGACAATGTAAAAATAATTGTTAGACATAATAAAGAAGTAAACGAAGAAGTACGTGGTGCTAGAGGCAGAAACATCCACAGTATATTAATACAACGTGGAGAAGAGAAATTCAAGATGGCAGAAAACAATTTGTCAGCCGCAAGAGCAATGGCAAGGCATTTGCACAATGGCGGAGAAACTTTTGACGAAATAGGTGAAGCAATTACAGAAATGTCAAGAGAGTTTAAAAAATTAAAAGAATTTGTAAATTATGTTAGAAAAGCAAATCTAGTAAATGAAACAAATGAAGAATTTGTAACTATGGCAATAGAAAACATTAATGATATTAAAACAAATTTAAAAAGATTAAGCGGCGTCAAGAGTTATTCAAACGCAGTAGAATCAGTATTAAATTATAATAATGTAGAAATACTACAAGATGATATAGATTTAGAAAGCAAATTTACAGAAACACATTTTGATGAAAAAGTTGCAAACGTTATGGATAGCCTAAAAGCAATGACGAGTAGAAAACAAAGTTTTGAAAATAAAATTGTTAAGGCAGTAGAATCAGAAACTTTTGCAAATATCAAAGATTTATTGAGTGAAAATGATATTGTTGATTTTGATACACCACATGGTAAACTTGGGTATCAAGTTAGCCAATTAGGTTACTCAGCAGAAGACAATACATTGTCAAATTATTTACATAGCATTAGTAGTAAAATTAGTGCTGGTGGGCAACTTAACCAATTCGAATATGGTACTATTAAAAGTTGTTTACTAAGTGCAGGTCAGCACAATGTAAAAACTGCTCCTGTTGACGTTGAAGAGTCATATGAAGCATTTATTGACCAATTTGTAGAGTAATATAGTACTTTATAGATAAATAAATTTGTTGGTAAAATAATTTACTAATAGTTGTAAAAAGGTGTTGACTTTTTTACATCTTGGCATTATAATAGAAAAATAGTAATACCCTAAACACAGAAGGTATTACGAACATGGCAAATATAGGAGAAAATATCATGGCCTCATTAGCAGAAATAAGAGCAAAATTACAATCAATGGAAAGCAATTCCAAAGGTAATTCCCAAGCTCAAAGCGATAACGCAATATACCCATTTTGGAACATAGACGAAGGTAGTAGTACTTTACTAAGGTTCTTACCTGACTCAGATCCAAACAACACGTTCTTTTGGGTTGAACGACAAATGATCAGACTTACATTCCCTGGAGTTGTAGGCGGCGATCAAAAACCAACTACTGTACAAGTTCCTTGTATGGAAATGTTTGGTGAAAATTGTCCAGTATTAACTGAGGTACGTCCTTGGTTTAAAGATCCAAGTTTAGAAGACATGGGCAGAAAGTATTGGAAAAAAAGAAGTTACATCTTCCAAGGGTTTGTAAATGAAAATCCTTTAGATGAAACTGCACCAGAGAATCCAATTAGAAGATTTGTAATTGGTCCTCAAATATTTAACATAATCAAATCAGCACTTATGGACCCAGAAATGGAAAACCTCCCAACAGACTATGTTGCAGGTACTGATTTCCGTTTAGCAAAAACTACAAAAGGTCAATACGCAGACTATTCTACAAGTAAGTGGGCAAGAAAAGAAAGTTCTCTTACTGAAGAACAACTTGCGGCAATTGATAATTTTGGACTATTTAATTTAAATGAATTTCTTCCTGCTAAACCAACAGCAGACGGTGTTCAAGCAATAGCAGAAATGTTCCAGGCAAGTGTAGATGGTGAATTATATGACCCTGCAAGGTGGGGTAACTTTTTCAAACCCTATGGACTTGATACAGGAACAAGCACACAATCAACAGTGGCATCGGCTCAACCTGCTCCAGCAGTACAACAGCCTGCAACAGAGAGTGTGGCTCCTGTAACTGCTCCTGCACAAGCAGAAGCAACTGTAACTGAACCTGTTGCTGAAACAACACCTGCACCTGCACCTGCAACAGCAGAAGCAGATACTGGTAAAAAATCAGCAGATGACATTCTTGCAATGATTCGTAACCGTCAGTCTTAAGGAGAAATTATGCAAAAACCATTTGACTTAACAAAGTTCAGAACCGGTTTAACTAAAAGCATTTCAGGTATTAGTGCTGGTTTCCATGACCCAAAGGATTGGATCAGCACTGGTAACAAAACATTAGACTACCTAATAAGTGGGGACTTCAATGGAGGTATCCCACTAGGTAAAGTTAGTGTATTTGCAGGTGAATCAGGTTCTGGTAAATCGTTTATATGTTCTGGAAACATTGTAAAAAATGCACAAGATAAAGGATGCCAAGTAGTATTATTTGACTCTGAAAATGCATTGGATGAACAATGGCTACAGGCATTAGATGTAGATACGTCACCAGAAAAACTATTAAAAATTAGTGTTTCAATGATTGACGATGTTGCTAAAGCAATAAGTGAATTTATGAAAGATTATAAAAATAACTATGGAGATCTTCCTTACGAAGAAATGCCTAAGTTATTATTTGTGATTGATAGTTTAGGTATGTTATTAACGCCTACAGACGTAACACAATTTGAGAAAGGTGATATGAAAGGAGATATGGGTAGAAAACCAAAGGCATTGGCGTCTTTAGTTAGAAACACAGTTAACCAAATAGCACCCTTTCCAATAGGTATTGTCGCAACAAACCATACTTATGCATCACAAGACATGTTTGACCCTGATGATAAAATATCAGGCGGGCAGGGTTTTATATATGCAAGTAGTATTGTTGTAGCAATTAAGAAACTAAAATTAAAAGAAGATGCAGATGGAAA